TAGTTCCCTTTTTAAACTTCGTTGCACTTTCACTTGGTCCCTTTCTATTCGTCATATATAATGTACAAAAGTATTATTTTAATTTTGAATAAAAGAGAATATCAAGAAATCCCTCCATAAAAATGCTGCGTTATATATACTTCTTTCACTAACCGCTTCCACAACACAATATTGCGCTCTAGTTGTTGAGCCTTTTTCTGTTGAGAACGAGTACGATGAGGAATATCATAGATTTGTATTTGTGTTTGTTCTATAATATCACAGGCCTCATCTATGATATAGTCTATTTTGGTCTCCATCACTTGGCGCCACGTTGGCTTCAAATACATTTGCGGAAAATAAACCTGATACATATTTAAAAAACGAAAGATGTAGGTGATCAATGAAATGGATTGTTCTGATACATTGTTATATTGGGAGTGCAATAGTACCCAGTGCCCCAAATTATATAAAAAAGCATTATCATCGTAAGATTGGGATTTTTGATGTATGTGATCATATAATACACGATGCTGATGTTTTAAGGATGGAAGGCTATAATAATAAATGATTCGCTGTAACGATGTCGGTAATCTATGTATTCTTTTTTCTAGAATCATATACTATAGATAATCAGGAATATATTTATACATAAGTCGGAATATATTTGTTCCAAAAGAATCGGAAATTATTTTGTTTGCACCACTGGGTCACCTCGTTTTCATAATGGGCTTTGTATTCGCCAACGTCGCGGGCAAGAACATACAGTGAAAATCGAGTTCCGAAAAATCGGGTCAATGGACCAGATATAATCGCATAACGATACGTATTTTCGTGAATGGGACCCAATTTGACAATCCAATAATTCCCATCCACGGGCACGCCGTCAAAGTGTAGCTTGCGTTTGGTTTGAGATGCTCCATTAATATAGGAATACCCGGAAATATTGGTAAATTGCTTTTTCGCATTGTATCCCGAATTATATACGCTTATGGTGCTGTTATTGATCACGCCATATTCGGCAGTGACATTCGTAAACCGAGCCCCCGTCCCAAGAAGAGCCGTGGAACGAGAAGTGGCGACTTGATTCCAGAGCCCAATATAACTCTTGAGAATAATGGTGGGCTCCGTTTTGATGGGCAAGAAATTGCGAAAGATATAGGGAACCAAAAGAAGAGATTCTGATAGAGACAAGAAGGATAGGCACAAAATCGGTACGCACTTCATGATAAAGGAATTGATGAAAGAGTGTATCAGGATTGTGAAATCAATTTTATTTATCATTTAAATATATTTACAGGGTATAATACATATGAATCACGAGACACAACATAGTTGGTTGAGTGAACACCCTTCGCCGAACTGGATTCAAAGCATCAAGCAAAATGTTTCGTTTTTTTTATCCGACCTGATTCAGAATCAAAACACCAAACACGTGCTCCGTTTTGATGGTGGAATGGATGAATATTATGTATCGGCACCACATCATCAAACGGGGTCTGATCGCGTGTTTGTCACCCCTCATATTGATGGTATTTTCGGATTGATCCCGTTCATGCGAACATGGAGATGCATTTACGGGCTTTCTTCCAATCATACCACCCACACCATGATTCCATTTCAATATCAAGATTCTTTGAATGTAAACAATAATACGTTTTATTGTTTTGATTACAACCGGGAATTGCATTGGATTTTTAATGCGTCTTGTGATCCATCCCAACCACCACGACATTTGCTGAAATTACATTTCTTCGATTATCCGTCTTGGCTTCATTGGGCAGGAGATCCGTATGTTCGCATCAACACATTATATAATGTGTTTGCGCGAAATCGATTTCTTATTTCCCAAGATCCATACACAAATCCATACTCCTATACTTGGTCTTGTTTCATCAATGGTGTCACATTTGCCATTGGATATACGGAAAAACATGTCGGTTTTATGAACCTCGGCATTCTCCTATTGCTATTGTATTCACAAAAACGACTCTATTCGTGTGTCCAAATGGTTGCAGTGGCGTACACATTTGTATATCATACTCAATATTTGAATAACGACTTGACCCCTTCTTTACTCCACCGCGATATTCGCGTGTATCAATACGCGACTACAACGATGTATACAATTCTATATATATACTTGTATCGACAATATGGATGGAACCGTACCCCCTTTTTATTATTTATGATTGGGTGTGCAGGACTTGCTCCGCCGTATTGTTTTCAAATGGGTATTGCGAAATTTCAACATCGTGTACGAACCAAGAAAAACATCAAGAATCATTTGATTCTATATGGCGGCATATTCACAGTTGGATCAGTGTTGCAACACTATGGTCCTGACTCCTTGCTGTCGGCGTCCACTTATTTTTCATCCTTTGAGGCATTTTCAAACTATCACCAACACGTCGGAAATCAATGGATTCATTTGCTATGTACGTCGATAAGTTATACGTCGATGATGGGAGCGTTGTCTCCCCGCGGATACAATCCATATGCTGTCCTGGGGTATTCTTGGTTATATTCCCGTTACATCATTCCGGATAATGATGTGGCGAATCTTTTTATTGGCCTCTTTTGTCTCTACAATCTGTTTTTAAACAAGTATGGAAAATACATCTCCTCTTATTCTTTTGTGGCTTTGCTATTCTCGTCAATGTTGGGTCAAGACCTATCCCATTGGTATTTTGATGAACATACCTTTCTTTCTTCTTATCAATACAAGGATAATTGGATCGAATATTTCACCACACATTCCTTGTGGTTGCTTCCGTTCGAGATTCGGGGTCTACTGAATGGCGCGTCATAAGTTTACGACGTTTTCATTGGTTCATTTTCAACCAATTCAAGTTGGAGTCGTATAACACGTATATTGTTATCAGTTTGCGTAATATAATATTTAATAGTATATATACATGAACTCGTTTGTGTATTCATATTATATATCTGTGTTTGTACAATGTTTGGCGTTTTTTATACAAATTTATGGTGTGTTTTTACGGGTTACCCCCGAATTAGTCCCCCTTAAATATGCATTGAATATTGAAGTGTGTGTATCTGTTATCGAGTTTCTGGTGTATCTATGGATTGGTACAAACTTGTCAAACTTTGATGTCATCATGACCAAACGGTATGCGGATTGGGTCATCACTACCAATGGATTGATGATCTCTATTTCTTTGTTATTGATTTATTTAAATCAAAAAGATTTACAAGATGAAGAACAACCTGAAGAAAATAACGTAAAAACATTAATCGTCGATAACGTACCCAAGTTTATTCCCTTAATTGTCTACAATAATCTAATGTTGTTATGTGGATTTATGGGCGAAAAGGGAGTCCTATCCAAAAAGTACAGCTTTTCCCTTGGGTTTTTCTTTTTCTTTTTGAGTTTTTATTATTTATACAAAGGATTCGCGATGTACTCCCCATCCAGCACAAATGTGTTTTATGTCATTACAACCATATGGGCCTTGTATGGATTCTCGCATCTCTTGCCAAAACTAGAAAAAAACGTTGCGTACAATATATTGGATTTGATTTCAAAGAACTTGTTTGGGGTGTTCATGGTGTATTTGATTCTTAACCCACAGGCGTTATAACCATTGTATATAAATATTATATAGATATAGAATAAGATGAATCGAAATGAAAAAAGCAAGATGTATTGTCTCTTAATAAGTATTATTGTATTGAACTTATATGTGGTGTATCGGTTTCACAAAACAAAAGAAGGGTTTATTGGACCTATTATAAATGGTGTTTTAGAAATCATCCCGATTCCAGCCATCAAAGACTTTCTTCAAGACGAAGTGGATCAGGGCGGGGGGGGGTTTAAGGCAGTATTGAACCTTGCTATTGGTATATTCAAACTCATTGTTTTGGTTGGAATTATGCCGTTTCTACTAATGTTTGTTGCAAAAGCGGTGAGTCTTGGGGGAATGTTGACTGTGAAATCGTTTATATTTAAGTTTGTTTCTTTTATGTTTTCAAAAAGAAAGGTGAATATGGATGCTTTTACAATGGATAATCAAAAACAAATTGAATCATTGACACAGAAAGTCGAACATTTAAAAAATAATCCTTGTTGCGAAAAAAATTGATTGTATACGATCTATCTAAATAAAAGACGTATACAATGGAATCCGATCATCCATGGACGTTTGCGCGCACCACCAACACCATTTGCTTCCACAATGATTTTGGAAAAGGGAGTTGTTTGGTGACCGTTAGCGTGGAAGTATTGAAAGACAACTCTTTTATGCTTTCGTATTCCCACAAATATGTTGGAGGAACAACTCGCGAAATACAAGAATGTCACCCCCTTTATCTCAAATCAATCAACGACGACGACGAGGATATGATGAGCGGTGTGATTGTTACGGCTAACATGATTACGTATCATATGATTCAGTGTTTGATGATAAGTGACGATGCAAATAAAGGATTATATGACACTGGAAGTCGCCCCTATGCTCATTATTGTGGGGAAGTGATGCGCGCGTTGACGGAGCTGGAGATTTAAAAACACCCTATCATTGAGATTTTGAAATGAATCGGATTTTTTTTCATTAAAAAATGAGCGACTATTTATTTGCATGGGGTATATACATGACTGAACTAGGAGATCCCGAGACCTTGAAAGAAGAAATTTCCAACTACGACAGTGATGAAATTGAAAAGTACATTGCCGCGGTTCGTGAAGAACTCAGTTTGTTAAACGCAAAGAACAATGAATTAGAATCCAAAAACAACGAACAAGACATTCATTATGTGGAGAGTTTTATCCGGATTTATGAAGAAACCATTATTCAACAAGCGCAAGATATGGAATCTTTATCCACGGAGATCAATGAGCTCGTATGTACGAAACAATACTTACACGGTAAAAAAGATGAATATGAAAGTTTGTTGAAATCCGAGCGATTCCACGACCTTATTCGCAAAATTCGCCGCATCAAAGAAATTAAAACCGAAATGTACCATTTTTTAGAACAAAGGGGGATTCGGCCCCCCTGCAATTAATCATGTCCGAATTAAGTCTTGAAAACGACTATGAAAACGATCCCATGGTTGTGACTCAATGTTGCTCCAATTTGTTTATGTGTTCTTGGTCGAAATAATCCACAAATTGTTTGTAATACAACGGATCTTTTACCTTAACGACTTTCTCCGAATCATAGTGTCTACAACCTATACCAAAGCCGAAGAGCTGTTCGAACTTCCCGCTGAAATAAGGCTGACTTGGCTTCAAATATACATCTTTTTCATTCAATAGGACATATATATTATATTTCCTATTGGAATACGCCCCTTGATCTATCTGAAATAATCCCCATGTTCCTTCCGGTGCTTGTTCGACGTCACAAACAACACGGGGCAACCACATGACTCCAAACAAATTGAGAGGTGTCTGCATATTGTATGTATCTGGAATGGGGGGGTGAACGATATTCAATTTTTTTGACCCTGTTTTTATCCATGTGTGAAAAAAGAAAAACTTTTCTTGATTTTTTTGGAGAATGGAAAATGTCTTCCCCCCCCCCTCCAAAAGTTATATTTGGGATGACTAAAAGTTATATTCATCGTGTAAAAGTTATATTTTTGTTATATAGTATATGAAACCAATATTGATGTTGTTTTGAATGAAATATAACTTTGTTATATTTTGAAATAAAAAAGTTATATTTTTGTAATGAATGCAATTTAAATAAATATTTTGTATATCTATATATAAATGCCAATATATGACTGTGAATGCTGTAAATATCAAACAACTATTAAGACTCATTTTACAAAACACCTTCAAACAAAGAAGCATTTGCGACTTATAAATTGTCACCCCAAACCCCCAAAAAGTCATCCATTTGACACCATCGTGTCACCCCAAAGTCACCTTTTAGGTGAAAACCTTGAAAATACGGTTGTTCCAAAATCCGCACCATTTATGTGTAAATATTGTAATGCTCCGTTCAAATACCGACAGGGTATGTATCGACATATCAAATACACTTGTAAGAAAAACGACGACGAAGATTTCAAAGAATTGGCTCGATTATTGAACGAACAAAAAAACGAAGTCCGGAGCATGCAGAAACAAATTGATAAATTGACTCAAAAACTACAAATCCAAAATGTGAATAATGGAATGGTCAACAACGGCACCGTCAACAACAATACGATCAATATGAATATGGAAATCAAGTTGTTGAACCACGCCGACACGGATTACAGCCACTTGACTCCCAAGGATTATATCATGTGTATCAACGAATGCAACTATTGCGTCAAGGCGCTGATTGAAAAACTACATTTCAACCAAGACAAACCCGAAAATATGAATATTTATATTTCCAACATCAAGGGTAATTATATGATGATTTACAAAGACAACGAATGGCAGATTTGCAAGCGGAAAGAAAAAATAGATGATCTCTATGAATACAATGAAATCATCTTGGAGAATTGGTATGACGAGTATAAAGAAAAGTATCCGCATATTATCAAATCATTTCAGCGATATTTGCACAACAAAGACGAAAACGACATGCTGAATAAGGTCAAAGATGAGATATTGATGATGTTATATAACAAGCGACGGGAAATTGTCCCCGAAGGATAACCTCGGGATTTTGAACTCTTGCAAACAAGATCCGCAAAATAAAAAACATTTTTCCGATTTTTTTGGAGAATGGAAAATGGGATGCTCCCCCCCCCTCCCTCAAGTTTTTAAAAATGGTGACTACATTGAGTAAATTGAGTAATTATGCTAACATTTGTATCAAAATTGAGTAATTGGTTTGATATGATTTATGTCGGTATTTTACGAATGCTCAAAAACAATTGAGTAAAATTGAGTAAAATTGAGTAAAAAATGAGTCATTATTGAGTAAAATTATTTCCATTTAAAATATTTTGTTGTGTATATATAATGCCTATTTACCATTGTAAAACGTGCGATTATCAAACAACGAGGCATCAAAATTTTCAACGTCACTTGCAATCAAAACGCCATTTGAAGGAGTCATCCCAAAGTCATCATTTAGTCACCCCAAAGTCATCATTTAGTCACCCCAAAGTCACCATTTTAGACGAAAAAACGTCCGCACCATTTCAGTGTCATTATTGTTTCAAAAACTTCAAATATAAACAGGGAATGTACAGACACATCAAATATACATGTAAGCAAAACAAGGATGAAGATTTGAAGGAGCTGGCGCGTTTGTTGAATGAAAAGAATGATCAATTGGAAAAAACCACCAAGCAAATGGAAACCATGCAGAGACAAATTGACAAGTTAACGAACAAACTCCAAATACAAAACGTGGTGCATGGGAATGTCAATCAAAGCAGCAACATTTATAATATTCAGTTGTTGAATCATTCCGAAACGGATTACAGCCATCTCACGGAGCGCGACTATGTTCGCTGTATTCACAACTGTAATCATTGCGTGAAATCGCTCATTGAAAAGGTGCACTTTAATACGAAGAAACCCGAAAATATGAATATTTATATTTCTAACATCAAAGGACAATACGCCATGATCTACAAGGCAAATAAGTGGCAAATCGTCAATAAGAAAACGCAAATCGACGATTTGTATGACTACAATGAAGTTATTTTGGAAAACTGGTACGAAGAATACAAACAAAAATATCCGGAAATTATCAAATCATTCAAACGCTATTTGAAAAACAAAGAAGGAAATGATGTCATTGATCAAGTGAAAGTTAAAATACTGATGATGCTCTATAACAATCGAAATATGATTCAAACCCACGATACACTGCCGACGACGCTTCAAGTGGAGGAACTGTAATCTCCACTTTGCAATATGGGGTTCCATATCAAGGACATTTCGGTTTCAAATATGCCCCCTGGTTTATACCGCTTCTCCAACCCATCTCGAAAAATAAGGTACAACCACGCGATGGTTTTGATAAACGCCTTGATTTTCTTGCGCGCT